CACATCCCATTCCGCCGACAGCGACGAGCTCCAAACCACTCGAGAACTGTTCGGCTCCCCCTGATCTGAAAAGGAGACCGGCTCATGGCCGTTCTGGCAACCACAGGCATCACCCTCCCGAAGAACATCGCCGCTGGCATGTTCGCCAAGGCCACGACCGGCTCCGCTGTCGCCGCGCTCTCGGGCGCCGAGCCGCAGCAATTCGGCGAGGTCACCCACATGACCCTGACGGCTCGCCCCCTCGCCGAGTACGTCGGTGAAGGCGCGAACAAGGCGCCGACCGCAGCCACCTTCGGGACCAAGGTCGCGACCCCGCACAAGGTGCAGGTCACGATGAGGTTCAACGAAGAGGTCCAGTGGGCCGACGACGAGTACCAGATCGGCATCCTCAAGACTCTGGGTGACGCTGGAGGGCTGGCCCTGGCTCGCGCGCTCGACCTCGGCGTGTTCCACGGCATCAACCCCCTGACCGGCGCCGCTGTGGCGTCGATCGTCGTGGGCGACCGGATCGCGACGACCACGAACTCCGTGGAGATCGTGACCGCGACCCTCAACACCCCGGACACCGTCATCGAGGCCGCTGCCGGCCTGATCATCTCCGACCTCTACGTTCCCGACGGTATCGCCTTCGACCCCACCTACGCGTGGACGATCGCGACTGCTCGCTACGCGGACGGCCGCAAGAAGTACCCGGAGGTCGGCTTCGGCGCGAACATCACCTCGTTCGAGGGTCTGAACGCGTTCAGCACCTCGACCGTCTCGGGACTCCCGGAGGCCGCAGACACGAAGATCAAGGCGATCGTCGGGCAGTGGGACCTGCTGCGGTGGGGTGTCCAGAAGCGCGTGCCCGTCGAGCTCATCAAGTTCGGTGACCCGGACGGTCAGGGTGACCTCAAGCGCACCAACCAGATCGCGCTGCGCCTCGAGGTCGTCTACGGCTGGGCTGTCATGGACCTCGACGGGTTCGCGACGGTCAAGGACGCGGTGGCGAACGTCTGATGATCCTGATCACGACGAGCGGGGTTCGCGTGAGTGTCGCTGACGAGAAGGCCGAACGCCTGATCGCCAGCGGCGCCTACGCGCTCCCTGNGCCGCCGAAGGCGCCAGTGAAGACGGCGNCGAAGCGCGCCCCGGCCNTCCGCAAGTCCACCAAGTGATGCNAGGGGGTGACTCGTGACCGCTGTNACGCTGGTCCTCGCGGACCTGGCACCGTTCGCCGACATCGAGCCGATCAAGGCTCAGGCCATGATCGACGACGCGCTGGCGACAGCAGAGCGGGTCGCCCCCTGTATCACCACCGATGACTTCGCGTACCCCGCTGCCGCGATGGCACTCCTGCGCGGTGCGATCATCCGCTGGGCCGAGGCTGGCAGCGGCGCCCTACAGTCGCAGACGGCTGGACCGTTCGGTCAGACGGTTGACACGCGGCAACCGCGGCGCGGCATGTTCTGGCCGTCCGAGATCGAGCAGTTGCAGGATCTCTGCAAGGGCCCGGACACGTCGGGTGCGTTCTCGATCGACACGCTGCCGGTGTTCACCGGCGCGCACAACGACACGTGCGCGATCAACTTCGGCGCGCTGTATTGCAGTTGTGGCGCGGTACTCACGCAGGGCCTGCCGCTGTACGAGAACCTCTGATGCTTCCCGGTGAGACGGTCCTCGTCCTGACCGGCACCCCTGTCACGGACCCATACTCGGGTGAGTCGACCGGCACCTCGTGGGCGACGCCGACGCAGGTGTCGGTCGACAACGTCGTGTGTGAGCCGCGCCCGTCCGCCGAGCCTGTGCAGGACGCGCGCAACTCGGTCACGTCCGGCTTCACCCTCTACATGCCGGCAGGGACCGCGATCATCCCGGCGAACAGGGTCCGTGTCCGTGGCCTCGACTATGACGTTCTGGGCGAGGCGTCCGACTGGCGGCTCGGATCTTGGCGTCCCGGCATTGTCGTGCAGACGAGCAGAACGGCTGGCTAGACCTTCACCGCTCCGAGCTCGCTTGCCAACGCCTCGAAGTCCGCCTGCTGCTTCTTGCGGAAGTGCAGCTGGAACTTGCCGCCGTCTGTCGTGGTCACGATCAGGTTGCCGTTGACCATCATGTTGGCACCCTTGAATGTGGCGCCTGCGATGTTCGCCCGCAGGATCTCGATGTCGGCGTCTCCGGCTCGCGTCTGCACGTGATACCTGTCGTCGTCGCTCTGGGTGAGAGTTACATCCCAGCCGGTCAACGCGCCTCGTGCGGCCTTGGTCTTCGCGTGTACGCGCAGGGACTGTTCGTCGTACTGCACGTCGATCATGTAGCCGTCCATCGCAGCTCTCCTCGTGTTGGTCCCCGCAACCTAGTCCCAAAGTTGACGACCCGGAGGAGGTTTGACGGAAATGGCGAATCTCAAGGTCAAGCTGTACTCCCCCGGCATGGCCGAGATGATGAAGTCCGAGAAGGTCACAGCGGAGCTAGAACGCATCGCGGAGCGTGACGCGGCTGCGGCACGCGCGTCCGCTCCGGTTGAGTCTGGGGCGTACCGGGATTCGATCCGTGTGGAGATGACCACGGCCGCGGCTCTCGGGATCAAGTTTAGGCGTGGCGGCAATGATCGCCCTGTCGCCGTCGTGGTTGCCGCGAGCACTTATGCGATGAACGTCGAGGCGTCGACGGGGAACCTCGCCAGAAACATCGACGCCGCGAAGAGCGCCTGATGACCGAGGTCGCGATCTTCGACGACACCGAACTATTCCTCTGCGGTTATCTTCGGTCCAAACTGACCGCCCGACCTGAGGCGTACACGACCGGCGTTGTCGTCTCCAACGCGGTCCCCACAACCCGCCCCGCAAGGCTCGTCACTGTGCGCCGCGATGGCGGGCCGAAGGTCAACTCGCTCACCGAGGCCGCCCGCCTTGGGATCAACGTGTGGGCTGCCACCGAGAACGACGCCACCAACCTCGCAAGGTTGACACGGGCGATCCTGTCAGGCGCCGCCGGTCAGGGTCCGGTCAGGCGGGTCACCGAAACGTCAGGACCCTCACCGATTCCTGATGTCGTCCCGCGCCGTTACTTCGTGGCAGAACTGCTCGTCCACGGCTCCATCATCACAGTCTGAAGGAGACATCATGCCCAAGATCATCCTCGCCTACCCATACACGGGGGCTGACGGCAAGAACCACAGGCCGGACACCACCATCGAAGTCGACGACGCTGAGGCCGCCCGCCTGCTCTACTTCGGACTCGCCAGAGAACCCGAAACCACCAAGTCGGCTACGGCCGAGAAGAAAGGTAGCTGACTGATATGGCCACGAACCTCGCAGCGAATCGCATCTACGGCGACGCCGGCTCTGCCGTGTCCGTCGCACCCAAGGGCACCACCGGCCCGATCGGGCTGGCCGCGCTCGCGACCCCCTTCGATGACTTGGGCTGGCTCGGCGAGGACGGTGTTGCGATCGCCCGGAAGGTCGATAAGAAGGTGTTCAAGGCGCACCAGGGCGGGGCTGTGATCCGCACGAAGATTACTGGCACCGAGAACGGCTTCAAGTTCCAGTGCCTCGAAGAGACCGCGATTGTCTTGGGGCTGATGCACGCCGGGTCGACCGGCGTCACCGCGGCCGGGGTGTCGACCGTCACCATTCCGGGGTCGATCGGCCCGGACGAGCGGGTGTTCGTGGTCGATGAGTTCGACGGCGAGATCCAGACCCGGTACGTGTTCCCCACGGGTCAGGTCGGCGACCGCGGCGACATCGTCCTGAAGACCGATGAGATGACCCTGTATGAGTTCAACGTCGACGTGACGGGGGACTTCACGATGGTCACCAACTCCACGGCTGTTGTCTATCCGATCTCGTGACCTGAGCGCCCCCCTCCAACCGACAGCCCCGAGCCGCAGGCACTCGGGGCTGTCGCCTGCCTGCCGCCTGTCAGGAGCACGTCATGCCAGTACCAGAGACCGCCAAGAAACCTCAGGACCACAAGGCCGCGAAGGCGGAGGCCAAGGGTGAGGACATCGCCTTCGACCACGACGGGGTCACCTACACCATCGAACGTGACGTCGCGGATGACGTGGAGATCCTCGAGCTGATCGGTGACATGACGACGAACCCGATCCTGCTGCCGAAGGTGGTTCGCACGATGCTCGGCCTGGCGCAGTGGGCGGCGTTCAAGGACTCGCACCGCAACGCGAAGGGTCGCATCCCCTCCGATGAGCTGCGGAGGCTGTTCGAGGCCATTGATGACGCTGCGGGAAAATCTCAGCCCTAGCACTCCTGTTGCGGGAGCACGCCGGGGCGATCGAAGCCGACTTCCAGGCCGTGTACGGGGTGGACCTGCTGGACCTGTGGCGGGGCTCCCTGACCCCACGTAAGGCCTCGGTCCTGATGGCCAACCTGCCCCAGGGAGCGGCCCTGTGGCGGGCGATGGACGTACCTGGGGCGTGGACTA